ATAAATCATATACCGCATCATTAGATAGAATAGATAGTAAAAATGGTTATGTTATTGGGAATGTACAATGGGTTCATAAACACATAAATGTAATGAAAAATATCTTCAGTCAAGACATGTTTATTTTCTTATGTAATCAAGTTACAAAAAATAACAAATTAGTTGATTTTGATATTAAAAAAATCGATGAATTTAAATGGGGTTTAAATACGAAATATTATGAAACAAACTTGGGGAAATGATTTAACAATAATTTATCGAGTATTGTTAGATTTCTATAACTTTAAAAAATGAAATTAAAATGACAGTAAACGCATCAAAAGATTGGATACAACAGTTATATGTTCGGGAGACAACTAAAAAGTCTCCTGAACCTGACTTTTATAAAGATGATTTGGGAAAGATTGTAATGACCGAATCATATCATATCAAAAGAGGAAGTTGTTGTGGATCAAGATGTAGACATTGTCCCTATGAACCACAATATCAAAAAGGAAACAAAGAATTACAAAAATCACTACTTCGGTAGTGATTTTTTATTTATATAAAAATCCAAGACAATATATTTATCGTATATGGCAGATGGACAAACATATGGAATTAATTTTCCGTTTTACGACTCTCAAGATGGTAGATATCTTTTTGCAACTCAAAGTGCCACATCTGAAATACGAAGTAATTTAGTTCATCTTCTTTTGACAAGAAAAGGTACAAGATATTTTTTACCAGACTTTGGTACAAGATTATATGAATATATTTTTGAACCATTAGATGGACCAACATTTTCAGACATCGAATCAGAAATTAGAGATAGTGTTGGACAATATATTCCAGGTATATTAATAACAAATATAGAAATAAAACCTGCGACCGCAAATTATGAAGATCCAGGAGCGACATATATATCACAAGATGGTACAAGAGAATATCGAGTTCCGGGTTTAGCTGAAAAAGAATATACAGCTAAAGTTAGAATTGATTATAGAATAACATCTGGGGCACTTGACGCAAGTGATTTTGTAATCTTAAATATTTAATAGAAATGGCAGAAAAGAAAATATCATACACAACCAGAGATTTTCAGGGTATAAGAACTGAATTAATAAATTTCACAAGATTATATTATCCGGATCTAATCCAGAATTTTAATGATGCTGGTGTGTTTTCTGTTTTAATGGATATCAACGCTGCAGTAACAGACAACCTTCAATTCCATATTGATAGAAGCATTCAAGAAACCGTATTACAATTTGCACAACAAAGATCATCGGTATATAATATTGCTAGAACATATGGATTAAAAATTCCAGGACAAAGACCATCAGTTGCGTTGGTTGATTTTTCAATCATTGTACCGGCATTTGGTGATAAAGAAGATTTAAGATATTGTGGAATATTAAGAAGAGGAGCACAAGTTAACGGTGGAGGACAACCATTTGAAACCGTATATGATATCGACTTTTCATCGGCAATAAACGCTGAAGGTTTTCCAAATAGATTAAAAACACCAAACTTTGATTCATCAGGTAAACTTTTAAATTATACAATCACAAAAAGAGAAGTTGTTGTTAATGGAACAACAAAAGTATTTAAAAGAGTTATCACACCAAATGATGTAAGACCATTTTTTGAAATGTTTTTACCGGAAAAAAATGTTCTTGGAGTTACAAGTGTTTTAATTAAAGAAGGTACACAATATACAACAATACCACAACCACAAGAATTTCTTGGTTTAGAAAACAAATGGTACGAAGTTAAAGCTCTTATGGAAGATAGAGTTTTTATTGAAGACCCAACTAAAGTTTCCGATAATCCGGGAATCAAAGTTGGAAAATATATCATGACAAATAATAAGTTTATTACAGAGTTCACACCGGAAGGGTTCTTTAAAATGACTTTTGGTGGTGGAAATACATCCGCCGAAGAACAACTTCGTGAATTTACAAGAGATGGTTATGGTTTTAATTTATCAAAATATTCTAATAATTTAACTCTTGGAAGTACTTTAAGACCAAACACCACAATGTTTGTTCAGTACAGAGTTGGTGGTGGACAAGCAAGTAATTTAGGTATTGGAGTTATAAATCAAATTGGTGTTGTATCATTTGCAGTTAATGGACCATCTGAAAGTGTTAATAGAACTGTGATTAACTCATTAAGATGTAATAACTTAACAGCTGCGATTGGTGGGGCAAATCCACCGACAACTGAAGAAGTAAGACAAATGGTATCATTTAATTTCTCGGCACAAAACAGAGCCGTAACAATAAATGATTATGAATCCATATTAAGAACTATGCCTTCACAATTTGGTGCACCCGGAAAAGTTAGCATTACTGAAGAAAACAACAAAATTAAAATTAAATTATTATCTTACGATAATGATGGAAAACTAACAGAACTTTCTTCAAACACACTTAAAACAAACATCGCAAACTACCTTTCAAACTATAGAATGATTAATGATTACATTTCTGTTGAAAGTGCAAATGTTATAGATCTTTCAATCACTGTGGATATTGTTTTGGACTCAACACAAAATCAAGGATCTCTTGTTACAAAAGTAATTGATATTATAACAAAATATTTTTCACCAACAAACAGACAAATGGGTGAAAATGTTTATGTTTCTGAAATTAGAAAACAAATACAAGCCCTGGATGGTGTGATAAGCATATCCGATATGTTATTTTTTAATAACGTTGGAGGACAATATTCATCATCTCAAACGTCACAAAAATATTCTGATCCACAAACAAGACAAATCGAATTAGTTGCTGACACAATATTTGCAGAACCAACTCAAACTTATCAAGTTAGATTCCCAGGAAAAGATATTAATGTTAGAGTTTTGAACTTCAAAACAATCAACTTTTCGTGATAATTTATTTTTCCAGTAATCTTATTATTTTTTGAAAATAGGAAATAAACTATTTATCAAAAAAATCTATTAATGCCAAAATCATATAGAATAAGAACACAGGTAGGTGTTGATAAAGCAATCAAAGTTAATCTTCAACAGGATTTTGAAAGCATCAACATATTATCTTTAAAGATACTACAAAATGACATTTACACACGACAATGTTCTGATTATGGAGTTGTGGTTGGTAGAGTTTTTGTGAATGGAGGATTTGGACTTCCAAACGCGAAAGTATCAGTTTTTATACCACTAACAGTACAAGACGCTTCTAATCCGATAATTTCAGAATTATACCCCTATTCATCAATTTCAGATTCAACTGAAGAGGGATATAGATATAACTTATTATTCAAAGACCCATCATATATAGGTCATAACGCAACAGGGTCGTTTCCAACAAAGGAAGAAGCCCTTTTAGATCAAAGTTATATAGAGGTATATGACAAATATTATAAGTTTACCACCAAAACAAATGAAAGTGGTGACTTTATGATTTTTGGTGTACCGGTTGGAACACAAACGGTGTTTATGGACGTGGATTTGTCTGACATTGGTTGTTTTTCATTCACACCACAAGATTTGATTCAAGCCGGTATGGCAACAGAATCACAGGTTAATGGAAATAAATTTAAAACCTCAACTAATTTAAATGAATTACCACAAGTTAAGAGTTTAACTAAAATTATTGAAATTTCACCATTATGGGGGGAACAAGATATATGTCAACTTGGAATTACAAGAGTTGATTTTGATTTAACAAAAGAGGCAAACATTAAAATTGAACCTAAAGCAATTTTGATGGGATCTATTATGTCAAACGCAAATGATGATGCAATTAGAGCCAAGTCATGTAAACCTAAAAATAATACCGGAAATTTATGTGAAATGATTGCCGGACCTGGACAAGTTTTAGCAATTAGACAAACTATAAATTTGGATGCTCAAGGACTTCCGGTATTAGAACAATATACCTTTGAACAAGACGGTAAGTTAATAGATGGTGACGGATCATATGTAATAAACATTCCAATGAATATGGATTATGTTTACACAAACGAATTTGGTGAACCCGCAATATCTTTGGATCCGAAAGTGGGTATACCAACAAAAGGGAAATATAGATTAAAATTTAAGTGGAATAATGAAGGGGGATTACAAAACGAAGTTCAAAGGGCGAACTTTTTAGTACCGAATATTAAAGAACATGGATGGAGTGTTTCAAGTTCAGATCCTTTGATTAATGCTCCGATAAATCCACCAAACATAACCTTTAGTTTTCCAATCGGTATTTTAGTAAATTCATACACAATTCCATTATTTTTAGGTAGTGGAGGAATTCATTTTGATACTACACAAAATGTAAGTTCGATTTCAATAACAATTAACTCACAACCTTATTATGGTGATATAGGTTTAATTCCGGTTTCAGTTGGTGATCAAATACAAATAACAATAACAAAAACTGACCCTAACCAACCTTCATTAGTTAGTTATGAATTTTATAATCAACAATATTTTGATTTACTTCGATCATATAGTTTTAGTTTAGACTGGGATGATTATGTTGATTCACAATCGGCAATAAATTGTGAAGACACCTTTTACGAATATCATTACAATAAAGTTTATACTACCGCCATGTTTCTTGATAGATATAAAAACGGAAGAGGTAGAGCGAAACATTTAGGTATTAAAGAAATTGATCAAAGGAGTTGTAAATCTACGGTAAATACGTTTCCGGTTAATGACGTAATAAGAAACTTTGACTCTCAATTTTTTATTTTCAATTTGTTGATTAACATACTCTCAATACCACTTTTAGTTATATTATTTATTGCCCACCTAATCGCATTAATGTGGCCAATTTTGAAGTTTGTTTTAATTTTCCTTGGAATACTTTTAGTCAGGTTGGCAATAGAATTTTGTAGAGATTCAATTTCCGAATCGGCACACCAAATAAATGAAATCGCTGGAGTCATTAGTGGTGGTGCTGGTTTTGTTGTAAATGTTACAAACATTTTGGAAATTATAAGACTTACATTTGTTTTAATATTTGATGCAATAAAATGTGCATTCTTTGTTGCTTTATCATTAGTATTTACTGCGGCCTCGATTTTCGCGGCGTTAAAAATTACTGGATTTCCAAGAATAGGATTACCTATGATTACATACCCAGATTGTGCGGCGTGTGATTGCGATTGTGGAAACGCGGAACTTTCCGATGATTTTGACGAAAACTCAATTAATCAAAGTGTTTCGGATGCGCAAGGAAATTCTGGTGGACAAATTGCTGGTATGCCATTATCAGCAAGTACATCAACATCGTTTCTTGCACCTATTAATGATGTAAACACGTACGCTAACGAACATCCAAACTCAACTCAAGTTAACACAGATGATGACCCAACAGATGGATCGTTAGGTAAGTTTTATTGTAATGTCACCGGTTTAGTATTAACAAATCAATATAAATCTTTTACATATAATTTAGGACAACAAGATATAGCACCAAGTGTTCTTGTGGCGGCATCCTTGGCATATAATAGAATAATGTCCGGTAGTGAATCGTTGGATCCTGGAAATGATCTTATTGGTATTCCAGATAAATCATTATTACACGCACCACAACCATTTTTATTTGCCGCAGACAAATTCTTTGGTAATAGTCATAGATGGTTGTCATTTCCTTTAACAGAAACTTTTTCACAAAAATTAAATGAATTCAATTATAGGGAAAAATATTTCTTAAACGAAAATAAAATAAAAGTTAAATTTAATTACCCACAAAATGCTGGATCTCATTTTGATCAACCACTTGTTATTTTGGCTAAAAAAGGAACATTGTCTAGTATCGGTGTGGGTAAGTTATTTTCATTCCAAGATCCAAAATTATCACAGTGTAATCAAAATTTAACCGGTGCGACATTTTATAACTCAATTACTGCAAATACTAAAAATCAATTTGGAAATAATGCTCTAACAGGAACATCATTACCATCGACAGTTGTTTCAGTTACGTATGGTTTAACTCAATCGACAAACGGAACCGTACAATATTTGATTACTAATACAGGTCAAACAGAGTCGTATTTGAAACACGCAATTGACATAGAGTATTTCCAAGTTATAACAGGATATACTGTAAGTGAGTTCACATCTAATTCTGCATATAGTACATCAATTGCAAACAGATTTCCAAAAAAATATCTTAATCATATTACCACAAGTTATTTTGAGTCACCATGTGACCCACCTTTTTATCCTCCAACACCAACACCAATATTTAAAACACTTACAACAATTAATCAAATAGATGGATATGAAGATTATGAAATTTTGATAATAACAAGAGGAGTTGACCCACATTCAGGAAAACACCAAAATAGTTATGATATCTCAACAATCTTTGGTCAACCAAATCAAAATGGAAGTGCTGTTGTACAAGGTGAATACTATTTGAATATACCAATAAGGGGTGTTGGGATAAAACCCGCTAGTCACTTAATTGCATCAAACACAACCGCTGGTAACTTATATTTTAGACCATATAATTTTAAAATAAGTCCAAGTTATGTTGATGTGAGCGGTGTTACAAGAAATATTTATTCCGCTTTTACATCTACCTTACCTTATTATTATCTTTGTCCTGATGAAGCAATTGCTTCAGGATATAAACCGGCAGTCAATTTCTCAACAATATCCCAACTTAATACCACAGGTCAACATACAATGACCAGTGCAAATCCATCCAGAAATCTTTTATTACCACTAAAAACACCAATGAACCCGGTTCCAACAAACTCAACAAACAACTATTATTTTGCTGGTGGGTCATTTACCGCAACATATACTGCTAATTTTGCCGGATACTATTCTGGGGCATTTTCTACACCACAGTTTAAAACTAGATACTGGCCATTCCCAGGAGGTATAAGAAAGTTTGCAATTTATTCACCGGCATATTTTAAGTATAATCCTGCACCTATAAATTTCCCAGATCCAACATCTATTCCAGTACAAAGAAT